CACTAATATTTATTGCTTCAAATAATCCACTCCAATCATTCTTACTATCAAACAAATCTTGAAATGCTTCAACAATAGAATTTAAAGCCGGTAAAAGTTCATCTGCTAATTGTTTTCTAAAACCATCAAATCCAAAACTCAACATTGTTAATTGGTCATTGAAATATTCCGCATTTGCCGCAAACCCTTCGCTTGTCTCATAATTCCACTTTTCTAGTTCTTCTCGACCTGCATTTAATAAAGGAATTAATTGCGCCCCTGATCTACCAAATATTTCCATCGCTAACGCCGCCTTTGTTGCCCCGTTAGGCATCTTTGAAAAACGGTCAGCAATATCGCCTAATAGAACCTCAGACTTTTTTAAATTCCCATCAGAATCCCTAACGCTTATTCCTAACGCTTCATAACTTTCAGAATAAGTTTTAATACCTTGATCCGCTTCTCTTTGTGATTGCGCTAAACGTCTTAAACCCTTTTCAATTGTTGATTGTTCTACCCCCGCTAATTTCCCGGCGTTGACGTATGCCTGCAAACTATCCGCTGCAATTCCTGTTTGCCTGCTTAGTTTTCCAAATGCGTCAGCCTGATTTATTGCACCCGTAACAACTCGACTAAATGCCCCCGCCGTCAATATCAAGGCCATCGCCTTAAACGCCGTATTAACGCTTAACGCTGCCATCCGTACATTTTTCAATCTTCCCTGTAACCCCTGCATGGAGTTACCCATTCTTTTTATTGCAGCCTGCCCCGTCGTTTTCGCGGCAATTATCATGTCGAATTTCGCCGCCATTATTTCTTATCCTTATTCAAAATTTCAATCGCTTTGATCTCCATAATTTGCAAATCTTCTATAATCGACTTGAGATCATCATACTCGTATAGTTTCGCTATGGCTAATACTGAGTCGTAGTAAAAGCCTGTGACTTGACCTAATGCACTAATGCACCATTGTGTTTGACATCGCATAAACAAATCAAACGCATTTAAATGTTCAGGCCATAAATAAAATTGTTCCTCTTTCTTTTCAGGCAATACAACGCCGAAGGCTTTCGCCGCTGCCTCTAATTCTTTATCACCTTCTTTTTCTTTACTATTTTTAAAAATATAATCAACCGCCCCTGTTAGTTTTTTGTTTTCTCTCCTGTAACTGAATCAATATAAGTTTTTGCAATTTCAATTCCGACTAATGGTTTTTCAAGTAATTGATCAAAAGCCTCATCAGTAAAAGGTATTTGTTCATCATTTGCATCTAAAATATCTTTCCAACCAACAACAACTTCTTTCGCAAACTTTCGCGCAGCCTCAAACATTACATCCATTTTTGTATTCATTAACTTCTTTTGATATGCTTCGATCTTTGATTGTTCTATTCTTTTAAATACACAATAAAAATTTTGCTTTTCATATTTGCCGTTATCAACAGGAACTTTTAATTCAATTTTCCATGAGTAGGTGTCTGATTTACCAAGAACTAAAGGCACTTAAATTTAATACGTCTAAATAGTAGGGTAGACCCAATTAACAACTAAAGCAATATCAACTAAAAAGTAAAGTGAACTCATCATTTCCACTATTAGGCAAAGCCCTATAACCAATATCTAACATTTGATAACCTTCGTTCTCTCCTTGTCCAATTGTTTCCAACTGTGTTTGACCTGCTGTAAATGTGATCTTGTTGCCTGCTGTTTGCCCATGTTGATGAGTCAGGTTTCCTGTTGCTGTTGAATTAACGATCTCATAATAATTTTTAGTACCTAACGCAACCGATTCAATTGAAACACTTCCTGAACTTGCGCGGTCTGTGATCCTGACCTGTTTTGAACTTCCTACTAATTCGGAATAGTAAAGATTGTTATTTTGCTCAAAACTAAATGAACTTAATGCTCCCGCGTAAGAATGCAATTGGAAAGCAGTTGTGTTTGTACTGTTCGCAACCTTTGGCACTAATTGAGCATAGGTTGGGCTGAGTATCGTTGTTGCAGTTGGCGCGTTATACAATCCTAAAAAGTTAAATACAAATTTTGGTGTATCGCCTGCCTCTATTTGATATGTAAAACTCCCTCTTGCACCTGTCATTTTATGTAATGATCCATCTATATAGATACCAATGGTCAAACTATCAGCCGTTTCTAAATTGGTCTCTGGGGTGAATGTATTTGTAGAAGCTTGATCATCGTGTACTAAGCCACATCCCAGTAATAGGTCTGCATAGTCAGGCGCGGTTCCTGCTGTGCCCGACGGAGTAGCCGAAACAGTTAAAGTTAAACTGACATGAGTATTAGTTTGAATAAAAGGTCTAGACCCAAATTTTCCATCAATTGTGTTTCGATCTAACGCCGTTGCAGCGACAGGTTCAATTGAAACGTCAGTCGCTAAGACCGCATCGGTTCCCGCCAATGTAGCCGCCGACGCATAAGAACTTTCTTTCTTGGCTGCTACCAGCGTCTTTTTTGTTCGTAATACAGCCATCTAACCAAAACAAATTTACAATATGTCTACATATTAAACGAAACTTGCTGTTTAAGCCTAGACACTTGCTAAATCATTATTTAAGGTTCGATATTTAATTTGATAAGTACAAGTTACAACGCCCGCAGGTTGATCAGCATCAACAGTTTCATTTGTAGTTCCTGTTGGTATGACGTCCATCGTATAACCACCCAACGTTGAAGTCATAATTTTATTATGCAAACTTTCGACAATCGGATCAGCGACTTCATCAGGCGTATCGCCTCGAACGATCACCGCAATTTGTAGTTCTAACGTCCAATCAAGAGTCGCTAGTGAAGTTGTTTGACTTGCGTTGTCTGCGCTCCATGAAATTAATAAGGCCGGACTCTCTGCCCGACTTAATGCGGTTACTCTTGACCGATAGATTCTTGTACCGACTGAAGTAGTACCAGTCAAAGCAGCCTTAACAGCGTCTAATATATGCTCTCGTCTTGTAGTCATTAAACCTTAGATAATGAAATTTGACGCGTCAGACCATCAATATCAGCTTCATTTACTCGCACCGTATAACTCACATCATTTCCATTTGCATCTTGCACCGTTAACGTATCGCCAAATTTTAAAGAACTAAAATCAGAATTTTTTACGTGTAAAACATAATCAACTGCTAAAACTTCACCGCCTGCTAAAACTGAAGTCGGTTGATCTAAATAACCACGCCCGACAATAGTTCCAGACTTGACCAATGAAGTCTCATCAACATTAAAAATTGCGTTTAATGAATCAGTCGCTATTGACACTTGCTTTTACCTTTTTTGTTTTTGATGCAGTTGGTGGGGCTGGAGGTAAAGAAGCCTCTGGCATTGAACATTCTTCAACCGCTTCTTTTGCCTTACCCATATTCAGAAGGGTTACTGCATCCTTATCGCTTAAATCGTGAGTTTCTCCCGCTTCTAGATGTACTCCGCCGACGGCAGTTGATCGTGTGATTAATACTTTCATAATAAAAAAAAAGGGGGGCAATTAAGCCCCCGAGGTTTATTAAGTGGTGACGTCTAAGCAGGCTGAAAATGCACTTGCTTGTCGTACAGCAACGTCGATTGTAGTAATCGCTCTAACACTTGTAAGTGCCTTGCTGAAGTCATCAGAGTCAGTGCCAATTTCGATTTCTAAACCGTTACCCCATACACCTAACGCAACTTGTGAGAAGTCACCAAAGATGACAGCGGAACAAACACTTGAGCTAGAACCTTTGGTTAAGTTGCTAGGTACGTTTGTTGAAACTCCTATTGGATAACCATTGATAACGCCAGGTGTACCACCGCGACCAATACCACTTGGGTCAACGTTCCAAAGGAAAGCACCATCACCAGCAGCAGAACCGCCAGCTCTTAGTTTCTTCAATTCAGAAAGAACTTTAGGGTTGGTTGCGTATGCCATAGAAGCACCGCCAGCGTTATCAACTAAAACTTCCTCTTCTAAGTTGATGAGGGTTTCAAGTGTGATCGCTCCGCCGTTTGTACCGATAGCAACAGAACCAATCCCTGAAGTACCTGTGATGCCTGTTGGTTGTCCAGATGAACCAGAACCTGAGATAACAGCGGCATCAATTCCGACGTTAATGGTGTCCATAAGGTCACGTCTCACAAGCTCTTCGATTCCAGGTGTTGCTTGTAAAAGTGTTTGCCTAGAGAACTTACTTAATGCTGCATAGTTCTTTGGAGCCATTGTCACCTGATCAAATGTTGATTCAGATTGTGTAATAGCTGTTGTTTCAGAACTCAACCAATAGCCTGTAGCTGTTCCTGAACGTCTAGGGATCGCCACGTCACCAATAAGGCCGGGAAGTGTTCTTATCCCTAGAGAACCCGTAATGGTGTTAGCTCTTAAAGCCTCAATAAAATCATCAGCTAAAAGATCTTCTGCGACAACGTTCCCCCCAGTCGTCGCCGAACTAGTGACATATGTGGCTCGTGTGGCTCGTTTAGTAAGCGCAGAATAAGGAATTAAAAAACTACGATCAGCAGATCTCTTGACACCTGAACGCTCAACTTCTTGTGAAAGTTCACGAACTAAACCGGCTTCTCTAGATGACCAATCACCTGTAAGAACTGCCTTAATACCAGCGGCGACACTATAGCGTTCCTCTGTCTTTGCATCCATTTCTAAAGGAGCAACAGTTTCGACAGGCTTAGCTTGGATCTTTTCTAATGCAATTTTTCTTGTCTCTTCAATTGAAGTTCCATCACTAATAAGAGTATCTTTCAACTCGTTTCCTAGTTGATGCCTTTCGCATACAACAGAGATTTCTCTAATGCGGTTGCGCTCGTCAGAAGCTGCTTTTTTTGAAGCTTCTTCACGCACCACTGTCAAATCAGGGGTGTCAGTCATTTCAGTTTTTTCTGAAGGTTTACTTTGTGGCGCGTCCTGAGACGCAACGGCGCTTTCACGCTGTTCTGTTGTCATATTACTTGATTCTTGCTGTTTAGACGTATTAGGTACATTTTCTTTTGCTCTTCCAATTCCCGCCCCCCGATAATCTGCAGGAATTGAGACGACCGACACTTCCGCCGGCGTCCAGTCAACCGCCCTAAAATAGCCATCACGATTTTCTTCTTCCGTCGTTTTTTCTATTGAATACCCCACCGAAATATTCCTAAGTATTCCATCATTAACCATCTCTAAGGTTTCTTTCCCTAATGCGTTATTTGCAAATTTAACCTCGACCATTCCCCGCCTCTTTTCCGAGTCAAGCCAACCTCTTTGAACCACTCCAATAATTTTATCTGGCTGATGATTCAGTAATAAAGGAGCCTGAGAATTTAACCTTTCAAAGTTAATAGAGTCTTTCCCGTGGTCTAAAATTTCATTACCTAAGACGCCACGGTTTACAGGCTCTTCAGAACTAAACGGAAAACTTAAAGTTCTTTTATCCTCTTTAACTTCAAACTCAACTGATTCGGATCGATGTTGTATTTGATTTTCTAGATCACGTTTCTTTTTTTCCATTAGTCTGTGAATCATTTTCATCTATATTAGCTTGTTCTTGCTGTTTAGACGTAGTAACAGTCGTATCAAAAACTAACCCTAGTTGCTCCGCGTTTTGAATTTCAATTTGACGCTGTGGCAATAATTCCTCAATGTCGCCACCCATTTCTGAAATAATATCTGATTGTGTTTTGAAGCCTGCTGACACTGCCTCTTTGGCCGCAGCGATTTCTTTCTGTGGGTCTACGTGTTGCCAACCTCTATGTAAAAACTTGATCTTTCTATACTTATCAGGATCTAACTCGTAATTTGGAAGGTCTAGGGTGCCTGAAAGCACAGCCAGTTCTAGCCATAAATCAAACAAAGGCTGTAAAAATCTTTCTTCTAAATACTTTTGTATGCGCTTGTAATGGTCTTTGTCTTCTAGCAGGCTTAAACGTGAACTTGAATAATTTGACTCACTGTAATCTTTACTAATAGAGGCATAAGAAAGACCTGTACCAGCAGCAAGACTTCTAAGAATAATTTTATTAAACGCCTCAAATTCTCCGCTAGGCGCGTCTAGGTCTGGAACATGTACGCTTTCATTTGCACCTAAATAATGAAAAGCCCCAGGTGACCAACTTGAGATTCTTTCATTTTCATAAACGCTCCCGTCACCAACTAGGCCATCTTCCGCGTCTGTTTGAATAAACGCCATTAAAGCGCTACTAGCTCGCATCTTTATTAAAGAAGCGCTTTGATAACCATCTAATTGATGCATTGCCTCTAAGACAGGAGCAAGCATTGAAACGCCCCGACTTTGTGAAGGTCTATCAGTAACAAATAAATGAATTATTTCATCAGCAGGTATAAACATGTGCCGTTTTTGTCCTGTTGTAGTAGGGAACGGTGTGTCTCCCGGATGCTTTTTGAAAAAGGCATATCTAACCGGCCTTTGAAACTCATTTTTCTCAATGCCTAAACGCCATTGATTGTTTTTGCTACGTGTAGCCCCTTTGTAATCTGAATCAAGTTGCTCAGGCTCTAATAATTCAAGAGCTAAAGGAATAGTCGAACGACCAAAAGGCTTTTTAATTAACCTAATAAATATTTCGCCTGATTCATAAAGCGATTTAGCAACAATAGTCTCAATGTCAGAAAAACAATCACGACCATTAGCTGAACAAGAATCATATCTACACCATTTCCTAAAAGCTAATTCAATTGCGTCATTATATTTTTTATCAAGTTTGCCTCCTCTACTCTTTCGCACCTGAGCCTGAAAGCGCGTACCTTGTCCAACAACATTTAGTGCAAAACTTCTCTGTCCCTGTCTGATGTTTGGGTTATTCCTGCAAAGATCCCTTGCCCTTGCTAGTAGTTTCCCACCACCGCCTAAAATATTACTATCAGCGCTATCAGAAGAGGTAAGCCAACTGTAATTATAACGGCTTTGAGCTGCCCCTGAATAATTCCGCATCTTTGCAGTTTTAGGCATTGGCTTTACTTCTGGTTCAGGTTTGAAAACGTCAGAAATAGCTTGATTAAAAAATCCCATGATTAAAAACGAACAAAGAATCTAGATGGATTGCCTAAGCCCTGCGCGACTTTTTCCGCTGTATCTTCACGCATAACTATTGTGTTTAGCCTTCTTAATTCACTTTGCAAATCAGCAATATTTGACCTCTTGAAGGTACGCCCACCAATTGAATATTCTTGCATTCCATCTTGAAATTTCCTTAACGCTGCTTTGATATTGTCGCGGTCTATCTTGTTCTGTGATCTTGTCTCTATTGCCCCCGCTGTTCCCGTATAAGCAAGACTTTGTTTTACTTTGAAAGTCCCTCCTTTTCCCAGTGGAAACTTTTCACTGCCTTTACTTACTACCGCCTGAAAACTCCAATCACCCTCGTTAAAGCTTTCGCTATCACTTGCCGAAATAGTAAAACGCCACCCGTTATTATGTGCGCTACCTATTGCCGTATGAGCGCCCGAAACCGCACTTCTTAGGTAGTAAGTCAGTGTCCAATCTGCGCTTGTAACAGTCTGATCAAAACCAACCGTTGCGCTGTCATCTTCCCAAGTAATAGTTGTACCCGCCCGCATCACGTCGGGTATTCCTGAGATCCAAGTCATAACTTCTTACCAATTAGTGACATAACTCTGCGTAGGCTTATTACTTATTTTAGCGTCTTTTACGTTTGTTTTATTTGATTTAACGGAATTTAGGAGGTTTTTAGCGCATATATCGAAGAATTGACCCTTTGGAGCCGTTTTTAATAACAGGGCGTAAGCAGCATAGGCATAAACGCAACAATCCAACTTTTCAACCGCTTGATTTGGTTTCTTTTCGTATGTACTGACGGGATAACCTTTACTATTTGTTTTTTGTGTTCGATATTCTCCTGTTAATTCTTTGAAATATTCTTCTGTCGTTTCACTATGGAAAAAGATCTTTCCCGTCCCTTTAATCTTGCTAAATATCCTGTCTTTTATGTCTTCTGTATTTAACAGATAAACAATTCCGCTTTTCTTTCTGACTCTTCCGCTGTAATTAATATCAACCCTTGAACCTTTCCCAATAATCGGGCCGCCCTGCCTGCTACTACCTTTGATTGCAATAACCCCTTTATTTCTGCGCCTCATGCAGTAATCATAAACAGATTGCGTTGCTAATCCTCCGCTATCTACTGCACACCCGTTAATTCTCATCTTTGCGCCATTCGGATGATCATATTGGGCATTTAATAAAACATCTAAACCCGACCAAACCTCACCCTGATTCGGGTCGCCGTAAATAATGTTGTGATCTATTAAGTGCATATTTTCAGCCAAGCCCGAAGGATCAGGAGAAAAACCCCAACAACTCACCTCAATTCTTGAAGTAGCCGAACCCATACCACCTTGAACATCAACACCTAAACAAAGACAAACAACAGATTCAGGGATTGTTCCAGGTACATAATCTGATCTTGTATCCATCAACGCTTCGGCGTTTAACTTCGCTTGAAATTCATAACTAAACGTTTCAGCCTTTCGAGTATTAACCCATGTACGCATTAACGCGGGGTTTTCTTTTGCTTTTAAAAACTCATCACATATTTCATACCAACTAAGCCAGCCCAAGGGTGAATTTAATCCGTTAAGCCAAAAGCCTGCGGTAATTCCTGCGTTCTCTGGTTTCGTTGCCCTCCATTCCCCCTTTCTTAACATCGTCGTTTTAGCCGTTTCATCAAATCGCTCTTTACAAGAAATACATTCATATTCAACCTTGTCTAATTTCTTTGAATCAAATCGGAGCTGTTCAAACATCAATACTTGATAAAAACCACAAATAGGACAACCACAATAAAATTTACGTTGATCGCTTTCCTCGTATTCAGCCTCGATTCTGCAACTGTTTTTTATTGTTGGCGTTGATGTTAAAAATATTTTCCTTTTCGTAAAAGTTGATGCTCTTTTTTCTGCTAACGCTACGGGGTCGCCTTCTCCATCCACATCACCAACATAAGCGCTAATTTCATCAAGCCCGATATAACGCGCTGGCATTGAACGTAAAGAACTAGCGCTATTACTTCCACCGATAGCCAAGAAACCACCCGGAAAAACTTTCGCATATTGACTATTACCACTGTCTCGACTTCTTGGCGGCGGTATCTTGTCAGCTAATCGCGGCGTATCTTGCAACATTGGTTCAAGCCTTTGTTTACTCAACCTTTGAGCCATTGATAAACTTGGCTGAATTAAAAGCATGGGAGCAGGTGCATAATCAATGCAGTACCCGACCCAATTGTTCATGGTTTCCGTTTTCCCAATTTGTGCGGCGAACATTAAAACAACTCTCTGAGTTGGGCTGTCTGTTGATAATTCCCGCATAGGTTCACGCAAAAAAGGCGTTCGATCAGTTCTATATTTTCCCGGTTCCGCTGCCCCGCGACTCGACAATATTCGATATTTATCTGACCACTCATCAACCGTTAATTTTTCTTGTGGTCTAAGACCATTTAAAAAGGATTCTTCCCAAGCGTTCATGTAAATAACCCCGCTTGATATGCAACATTAGTAAGCCTTTTTTTTGATATATCCATATATTCTTCACTCTGTTCAATTCCAATAAACTCCATCCCTTCCTTTAACGCTGCTTTGCCAGTTGTTCCGCTACCCATAAAAGGATCTAAGACAACACTTCCTACAGGACATACAAGCCTAATTAAATAACGCATTAAATCAATTGGTTTTACAGTCGGGTGATCATTTCCTTTCCCCCTATCGCTTTTTGATGCCTTTGCACAATAAAAAAATCTTGCGGCACTTCCTTCATCTCCTTTGTTTGTATAAGTATCATATTCGTTCAGTTTTCCATAAATACTTTTTGTTGTTGTTCTTTTGTTGGGTTTCTGATCACCCGTTTTAACTTCTGGAAATAAATTAACAACCTCTTCGCTTCCATCATGTATTAAATTTGCAGGCCATCGACCTTCAGTTCTAACAATTGGTTCGTTCCTTAAATCAACAAATCTGCCTCCATCCGTTTTTTTAAACCTATTCGGATCACCTTCTAATTTGCCCGGAACCCTACAATCATCAATTCTTAGCTCTTGTTTCTTCCCCCCTTTTCGTGCCATCACAATCGGTTCGTGACTTGGTTTTAATTGCGTTTTACCTTTAGGAAATCCCGACCCATACACCCACATAATTTGATCACGTATTTCAAACCCTGCGTCTTCTACATTGCAAGCCATTCTGTGATAAGTCCTAGCGCTACTAAATGACAACAAATGACCTCCCGGCTTTAATACCCTTAAGCACTCTTTCCAAATATCAATAGAAGGAACTTCGTAATCCCATTTTTTACCCATAAATGACAACCCATAGGGCGGGTCTGTAATTATTGCGTCTACGTAGGCTGATTGGATTTCGCCAAGTTTTTCTAAACAATCGCCGTTAAATAATTTACTCATATCTTCGCTAATTCCTCTAGTGCGTTTCGATGCTCTTCCATTAACAACTGATGTATTACCTGACTATCTGTTTCCCCCGCGCATTGAGGCGCTAAACGATCAGCAACATTTGACAAACTTTCCCTAATCGCTCTACCTAATTCGAAACTACTTTTCTTTATATCGCTTACAGGTATCAATTCTTTTTTCTGCTGTTCTACTTGTAGCTTCGCTAATGCTGCTTGCCAATGTTCTTTTCTAGCTCTACTAACGTTAAAATCTGGGATTTCATCATCAGGCGTTTCATCAATTTGTTTTTTTAATTCCTTTTTTGTTTGAGCTGTAATTGGTTTAGGAGCTGGAACACTATTTTGATCCCATAACCTCACCGCTTCATCTTTGTTAAGTAACTCCCGCCCGTTCACCTTAACAATTGCGTCTTTTAAAATTCCCGTTTGCCTTCTCTGCGAAACCGCTGATCTACTAACACCTTTCAGCTTTGCTAAGTCTGCAAAAGTAATGAACATTTAGCCTATTTGTTAAGTCCCTACGCCTACATAGTAAACCAA